CTTCTGGTGCGGGTGAAAACAGTAACTCTTGTTTTTCTTTTACAGAATTCATTGCAAAAGGTTTACCCGTTAATTTCCAGGCTTTAGCCCTTGCTAAATCAATGTCTATTTCAAGCCTTGCCTTTAATGCAGTAAGTTCTTTAACATCAATAGTGGCTCCAGTTAATTCCATATCACATAACGCAGGAATTAAAGCCATCTCTAAATCCCAAACGTCTTTTAATCCATTCTGTAATTTTGGCGAAAAAGTTTTATACAAATTCCAAGTAACTTCTGCGTCAATTCCTGCATACTTTGCAACAGTAGAGAAAGCGTGTGCCTCAACTTCGGCACCCACTCCTTTTTCTACCTTTAAACTTAACTCTCTTTCTGCACAGGCTGCAAGGCCAAGTCCAATTCTATTTCGATTGTCTATAATGAAAGCAGCCATTAATGTATCAAAAAAGGGTTTAAAAGGAACTACTCCTCGGTAATATTTTGCAACTGACTTTAAATCAAATTTAATATTGTGACCAATTTTTAGTTTATTACTAAAGAATAATGGTTTTAATTCTTTAAAAACTTCTCCAGGCAACAGTTGCTCGGGAGGTAAATCAAAAACTGGTTTCCATTTTGCTTGATTTTTAGAATAGTCTGACTCAGTTAAAGGTTTATCAGCGGCAAGTTTTCTTTGTCCACTTAACAATAACTCTTTGTCCCAATTTAAAAACTCTCCATTTGGATGACCCATAGGAATAACATCTACTCTTCCTTCTGTTGCTAAAGATATCCAAAGAACATCATTAACTACAGGCTGGAGCCTATTGTCGCCAACTGTTTCAACATCAAATGCAAAAGCATCAACATTAGAATAAAATTCTACAAGGTCTTTTAACTGTTCTTTATTAGTAATAATATTCATAACTTCCCTCATTTATAAGTTAAGTGGAGGAGCCTGAAAACGGAAATAAACAGGCTCCACCACAATGGAGTCTTGGTTAAACCAAGGAACGAGCAATCTTTAACATTTCGGAGCGAGGGGTCTCTCGAATTACGTCGGCTGTATATGGGACAGCCCTTGCTACTAGTTCTTGAACCTCATCGAGATTCAAACTCCACTCCTCTGCTAGGTCACGACCACGAACAAACTCCATAGTGTAGTTTGTTGTAGGCCCTGTACCCATGCGAGAAATTTCCCAGAACTCTTTTGACAGAGGTCCTTTGCGCTCATCTTCATGAGACTTTTTAATTAAACGTGCAAGTGTTGGTGGTGCTGTAAGGATCTGCACACCCTGTGCTTCTCCTGACAAAACTACAACATTAAATGCAAAACGTGATCTTGGTTTACTTCCAAGAATATCTGTAAACGGATCATTTTCTGCTAAAGCAACAAAAGATTTTTTGCCTGTTGGGCGTTCGATCCAATGTTGTTCATAGACACGAAATGGTCCATCTTCTAAGAATTTAATTAACTGAGGTTTTTCAGAAAATTTAAACTCTGTTGGAAACTCTGAAGAGTTCTCGGTTAAGAGAGCCTCTGCTGCTTCCCACCCTTGTTGAACTGTAGTACCAATTTTTGGTTCTGCAGTTTCACTGTCTTCATCTAAATAATCTGCAGGGTTTGCTGCAATATCATTTGTTGGTTTGGTAATTGGCATTTGTTTCTTTCTTTGGTAGTGAGGCACGGAGTATGTTGTATCTCTGTACAACTTAATATCTACTGGCTCTCGGAGGTTGTGATTTCCTTCCATCGACTTACTAAAGCCTCTGTTAGGTCATCTTGGACAGACCACTCTACACGAGCAGACCCTAATAAGCCACGTCTTGAAAACTCTTCAATAGCGGACTCAATTAAGTCTCTGGTGTACACCCTATTGCCACCAATCTTTTCTCCTTTAAGAGTTTTAGATCGAAGTCTATAAGGTGCTCGAGGTATGTAGCCTTTTCTTTCCCATAAACGGACAGTAACAATGGTCTTTTCCAATGCTTGTGCTAGTGCACTGATTGTAAAAACCTCTGTTTCTTTTCCACCTAGGGTTTTAATAATTGGGTTTGAATCCCAACCATTACTCTCACCGTGTTTACGACGAGAAACTTTTGGATCTTCTTCACGACGCTTTCTTTTGGAACCTGGGATGTACTCTAGATCAGCAAACGCCTCTAGAATCTCATCGTCTCCACGTAGTCCAGCCATAATTATCTCTTATTTAAAATTAAAGCCCAAACAATTTTTTGTGGGTACATTAAGTCAACCTCTTCTTCAGTTAACTTTCCCTCATATAAAGCAGCCATTAAAGCATCTTCATCAATTACTTGAATAGTTTTATAAAGTTCTTGTTCAAGACCCTTAGAAACAATTAAGTTATCTGCCATTTGTGGATCAATTTTACGAGATACTCTTTTTTGTTTTTGTAACATTGTTACGCCATCGATTTCTGTAGGTAGTTCAACAAAAAGATTGCCGCTTCCATCTACTTCACCTTTAGCATCTATGTCTTCAAATATTTTTTCTCTTAAAGTTTTTATTTCTGATTCAAAATATTCAACTTGTTTTTTAAAGAAAATATATTGCTTAGCCTGCGCTTCAAGGTCATCTACTGCAGGTACTCTTGGTTCTTCTTCTTTTATTCTTGCCATGTTAACCCCCTCAAGGTCGTTGTTTCTGTAGGAAACCTATCAGACTTCCTACCGTTAGGTCAATTCCACCCTTAGAATTGATGCCTTCTCCATCCATAACTGCATCTGCTACAGCGTTTTTTTGCTGGAGCATTTCGTGTTGTCTCTCCTCAATAGAATTTAAAACAATAATGTCTTGAATAATAATACTTGGCCATCGGCTTGAGGCTCTTTTAATACGACCATTTCTTTGAATAGATAACCCTGCAGACCAGGGTAAATCGTAGTTAATTAAAAGATTAGCAATTGGAAGATCTACTCCGTAACCACCAGCATCAGATGAAATAAACACACGGCACTCTGGATCAGTTAAAAACTTTTCTTTGCTTGCTTCTTTTTCTTTTGCGTTCATGTCTCCCGTGTATAAAGTTCCTCCAATTTCTTTTTGTATTAAATCTAACATTCCAACCCAAGATGTAAACACCACAACCTTTGCTTCAGGATCTGTGTCTAAATGATCTAACACATAAGATTTTAACTCTTGTAATTTGGAAGACTTAGTTATTCCTTCAAGTAATCCTCTATCTTTTAAACTATAAACATAAGCACTACCCGTACCTATTTGTTTTTCAAAAAGTAAAGCGCTTTTATTTAGTAAATCAGGATGATCACACAACATTCTAAGAGCAGTTATTTTAGACATGATAGATCCTCTAAGCATATCTGCAGGACTTCCTGGTTTACTGTCGTGACCGTAGTGTGCTAGTAAAGAGAAGTTTGCACCCAACATTTGTTGCGCTTCATATAATTCTTGGCTAAGTTCATCAGCAATAAAATTATACAAACTAGAAGTTTTAGTATCAAAAGTTATTTGTATTGGATCACGATAGATAGTGTCTGGAAGATAAGGAGCAACATCTGGATCGGTCTGAAGTTTACGAACAGATGCGCTTTTCATTTTTTCATGAAAGATAGGAAGATTACGATATCGTTGAACTCCCCCAAAATGATTACGAACAATAAAAGTTTGATCAAACAAATCAAACCTACCTAAAAGTGTTGGATCAACAAATTGCATAATGCTATAAACCTCTTCAGGTCTACCGTTTTCTATCGGTGTTCCAGTAAGGGCAAAACGGATTGGAATATTTGCAGATAATTTTTTTACTGCTTTTGATCTCTTAGATCTAAACCCCTTAATTGCAGTGGCTTCATCACAGATTATGGCTCCAAGATTTAAGTCTTTAATAGAGTCCCAATCATTAACCAAGGACTCGTAGTTACAAATTATGTACTCGCTTTTAGATCCACGGTCATATTGCAAAAGTCTTGTTGATTTACTACCGTCTACAACAGTAACGGTTGCATTAGAAAACTTTTGTATTTCTTTTTCCCATTGATATTTTAAACTTGATAAAGCAACTACAAGCACAGACCCCTCTATTTCACCTTGCTCTCTTAGTTTTTCTATTGCCGCAATTGTCATACAAGTTTTTCCAAGACCCATTTCATAAGCAACAAGCATTTTTTTACGATTAACCATTTTGTCTACTGCCTCTGGTTGATACGGTTTTAAATTTCCTTTAAACATTATCTATTGGCGTTGGGGCAGTTGCTAATGCACCGCACAAAGCACACTCCATGTCTAACATATACAAAGATATTTCGCCATCTTCAAACATTACTTTTACATTCCATAAAGTAGAGCCACAAATACATACTTCTAATGGTTTTTCTTTGTCTCTAAGATCCATCATAGGTAGGCTGCTTTACCTAGTATAGAAGTTTTTGCTGTTTGTATTCCTCGTTCAATTTCTTGTTCTGTCATGTCTCCTACATCTTTAACATCAATCCCTGTGTAATTAAAATACGACAATTCCATTCCGTACTTTCTAGAAAACTCACGCATTTGTTCATTCGCTGTATGTCCAGCCTTATCATTATCAAGTGCTGCGATAACTTTAAGTGCACGTCTCATAATTTTTGCTTGATCTTCACTAATAAGTGCGCCAAAGGTAGATATCGCTTGATGTCCTAGCCCAGTTAATCGAACTGCATCCAACGGTGACTCCACAACAATTAGTGGTTTATTAATTAACTCATCTTCCATAATCTCTACGCCAAATACTGTCTTAGATTTTTTTACT